ATGAAAACGAGCGAAAACCTTGTAAATGAAAAGAATGGCCGCTTCTACCTCCGGAAGGTATTCGAAGGGAAACAGCAATCCGTTCCCCTTGGAAAGAACAAAAAAACCGCAGAAGAACGGGCACGGAAGTTTCTGCTACTCGCCGAAAGGGACGGCTACGAATCAGCTCGGGCCGACTTGGACGGCAAGCCCTGCGTCAAGGCGGGCGGCAATCCCACCTTTGAAGAAATGGAACTCCTTTACCGGGATTTCTGCAAAACCACGGGTGCTCCACGGGAGGCTTCAATCAAACTAAACCTCGACCGCCTCAAGCTGTTCATGAAACGGGCGGGAGTGCAACGGGTCGGGCAACTCGACAAAAACAAGCTGTTCGCGGCGTGGTTCGGTGACAAGACACCGGATCAGTCCGGCAAACGCACCTTTTCAAGTGCCGTGGCGGCGGCGTCTTCGGTTTTCACCGTTCACGCCTTGGAGTACTACGCCAGCCGCAAGGTTCCGGTCAAAAACCCGTTCAAGGGCATCAAGAAGGAGAAGCCTAAGGCCCAGCCGTATGTCCCCTTCTCTGCCGAACTAGGCAAGCGTCTCTTTGACGATTGCCAGACTGAGCTTCCCACTCCGGATGCAATGATGGTCCTCATGGCCCAATTCATCGGAATGCGCCTTTCAGAGGTGGAGGCGGCAATCCCAGCGTGGTTCTCGCTCCGGGATAAGGAAACTGCCATCGCCCATATACAGGAGACCAAGAACTTCACCCCCAAGAACGGCCAGAGCGGGGTGGTTCCGTTTGATCGGAAGATTTACGATCTACTCTTGAAACTCCGGGGCGACACGGATTCCACGTTTTTTGTCCCCAACAATTCGAAAAAGACCGGCGATGGGAGGCTGGCGGAAAGAAGCAAGGCGGTGAATGTCTGGCTCAAAAAGAAGGGCATTACGAACGCCAAGCCGTTCCATGGCCTGCGGAAGCAGTTCGGCAGCATAATTTACTTGAAACATGGTCTTCTCCAGACGGCCGCGCTACTCCGGAACACCGTCGCCGTTTGCAGCGAGTATTACGCAGGACTGAGCGAGACACCGACGGCGATGATTGCAGCGTCGTTTGAGAAGCCCGAGACTCCAGAGGAGGCTTTCGCCAAGAGCCTTGGAATAACAGTGGAGAAGCTGCGCGAGAAACTTGGACAAGAAGCATCCTAGGCGCTAGCTGAAAATAACGACAACAGTTTCAATCGCCGCTCGTTTGCGCTCGCCCCACAGTGGCACTCCCTATGGCAGTTTGGGCAGAGAGCAGCGGCATTTTCGACCGTGTCCGGCCCTCCGTTGGCGAGGCTGTGAATATGGTGAACTTCAAGGTAAGGATCGCCGCCAGGGCGGCAAAAAGGAGCAGGAACGCCGCACAGTTCACAAATGCCCTTGGCTCGGTTTTCAACAAAAGCAACCACGCTTGGATCGCGGGAAAAGGCTAACGACGTTTCCTCCTTTCTCGCGGGCGTTTGGCACCCCTTCGGCGGAACGCTAGAAATACTCTTCCTCGCCTTTTTCACCGCCTTTCGAAATTCCTCGGAATTCGGATCAGCTTTCAAACAGAGAGCAATTCCAGCCTCACGAAGAACTCGGAATCCCGGCGTCCCCTCGCCCCCTGAAAAATCCTCGGGCAGCAGCGGCGCTCCATAGTGAAGCAAGCAGGCATGGGCGATTACGGCCTTGGGAGCTAGAGTAGTTCCATCGGGAAGCACCGCGTCGTAGGTCGTGGAGGCCGGAAATTCGAATGCACTTCCTTTTGCTAGGGCCTTCGCAGCCTCCGTTACAACTTCCTTCGGAAGGGCGCTGATCAGCCAAGACACGCGCCTATCGTGTTTCGCACCTGATTCGTAGGCGTGGATAACGGCTCTAATGACCTCCGCCACCTTTGACCCTGCACTCGGGGAAGGAAAGAAGCCTTGAAGCCACTCCTTTTGCATTGACTCCAACTGATACGATACATGAGCAAAGCGAAACTGGATACTTGCTTTGCTGCGACCACTGAGCGGACCCACCAGAAGTGCGCGGATCACTTTAGCCTTTATCGGGCCATTGCCAGCTTGCGAGCTTCTCAGCATCCAGAGATACCCCCGAGTCGCCGCGACAATCTCAGGGGCCGTCCATTCGTTTTCCATCTCGCCTCAAAGCCTGACATCCCGCTGGAGGTCCCGCAGCTCAAAAAAAATATCGACACCCGTTACATAACGCCGTATTACGTAACCCGTCATGAGCTTACCCCAATTGTCACACCTCCAGATTGCCGTTCTGGACGCGCTCGGACCACGAGAGCTATCCGGACGTGATCTGCGAGAAGAACTCAAAAAGAAAAAAATCAAGAAGGACGGTCCCGCCTTCTACCAATTGATGAGCCGCTTGGAAGAAGCCCACTTCGTGGCCGGTCACTACGACGAGAAAATTGTCGATGGTCAAAGGATCAAGGAGCGCCGCTACTCGCTTTTAGGCGAAGGAGCAAAAGCTCTTCGGGACGCGGGCAACTTTTATTCTCAATTCAACTTCGGCCATGAAACTGCTTAACAAGGTAATTCTCCCTAAAACCGCTGCTGGGCATCTGCTAACTTCCCTAATCAAGGACTGGCAAACCTACTTCTGGTTCATTTTCATCGGCAATTTGTGTTTTAAAGAAGCAGTCCCCCCTTCCGTAAAATCGGTAGTTGGTCCGGTATTGGTATGCTTTTCAGCAGTATTAACAGTGTATAATCTCTTCGCGCTTCAAAAGGTTCTATCCGAACTTCGGGCGATTTCTCCGAAAACTGATGTCATTTCGCCTGAGAAACTCGGCTTACTCGCATCCTTCCTCCTTCCCCGCAAGATCCGCCAGACCTCTTTTGAACCCTATTTTGAAGAACTCAAAGAAGACCGGCTGGAAGCCCGCCTGAAGATCCACAGCTGCGCCGGGCGCATGTGGGTTGAATTCTGCTTTTATCTCCGCCTCTTTGTCGCCCTGCTTCAATCGTTCGGATGCTGGTTCAAAGACATCGCGTCCAAAGCCAGCCCGCTCTTGAAGTGGATTCTCGGAAGCTAGCAGATTATTCTTGAGAGGCACGCCCCAACCGATAGAACACGACCGATCACCCGCCCTGTGCCAAGCTGAACAGCCCGCAGGAAGGATTGCCATCGCGGAACATTTTCGTGTCCGACTTCCGCCTTGCACCATTGCGCGTATATGCTAGGACCCTCGCCACATGAACCAAAAGTTTCCGGAGTGGGTGAAGATTGGGACGGTAGCAATGCTCGCTTTGTGGGCAGGATGTTCCTTAGCAGCACTTCTGATCGTCTCCGGTAGGGGTGAAATTGGGGACAAGGTTGGACACTTCGGCGACTTCTTTGGCTGCTTCAACGCGCTAGTTAGTGTCTTGGGGTTTAGCGCGGTTATTTATTCCCTTCATAAACAAGAAGAGGATTCAGTGGAGGAAACAGTTCGCCACCGAGAACTCATTGAAAGGCAACAGGAGATATTTGAGCAAACGGCGAAGCTCACCCTCTTTGATCGCAGGATTGCAGTTTACCAAGCCATCACCCAGTTCTGCACGGCAGCACGAGATTACTATAAATTAACACCCGAAAACCTGGGTGCGTTCCTTCACTCTACAAAAAACTCCGGATTTCTTTTCCCTTCGGGCTCCGACGCGGAAACATTTATCGAAGAATTGCTCCGCAAAGCGACGATGATGGAAGAGAGCATATTCCCCGGAGTCCTCCTTGAACCTCAAATTCCAAATATTAACGAAGGCAAGGACGACTACGTTAAATGGTTTAAACAACAAACGCCCGACAAGATTTACCACCTTTTTCATGACTATTTGCGGCTTCCGGAATGTCGCTTTTGAAGCGCATCCCGTGAACGGCGCGATCAAGCCGCCAAGTATACTTCCCAATCAACGGCACGGCGCCAAGTTGACCAGCCCCGCAGGAAGGATGGCCGCTGCGGGTTTTTTTTTGTGGCCCAACGAAAAATCTTTTCACGGCGCTCCGGCGCATTCGCCTGCACAACCCATTGATTTTTCAACAAATAAAAGAAAATAGATCTATTTTAAATTTAAATTAAAACAGAAAATAAAAACCTCTTGCCGCCGCAGAATTTTTCAGGTCTATGCAGGGGCTTATGAAACTACCAACAGGCAATCACAGATTCATTGAACAAGAAAACGGTATCGTTCTATTGGAATCCGACGCCCCTGGGCATCAATACTTCGTCCTCAATACCCACAACGGCAATTGCGAACCCTACGCCGACAGGGCAATCGCCTCACAAGCAATGGGCCGATTGAAATGGGCTTACGATACCAGCCAAGACGACATCGGAATCGCAGACTTTCCGAAGGATGAGAATTTCCGAACCTATACACACGGCCGTGTCACGTATCAGCAGATAGCGGAGTCCAACGGCGGCGTATTCTTGATGAAAGCAGACGCTAGCAACTTCCTACTAATTTTGCCGGATACGCGAATCATGATAGGCTACCACGATGAGGATTCGGCTCGCGAAGCGTTTCATCGCTACGAACAGGAAAGGGGGCAGCCTATTGCGTTCCGCATGAGGTATTAGGCCACTATGAATTCGACTGAATCGGAGTTGAACTCTATTTCCCTCCCGGGAATGACATCCCATTCGTCATCATACCACCCCTCGACGTATCGTCCCGTGTAATGCCGGACGTCTCCCGGGTACTTGAATTCCCCTTCCTCCGCCCTGATTAATTCGAGAGTGGTGATGCACTCCACGCCATTGATACCCATCACGTATTCCACCCTATCCCCGACTTCAAAATTCAACCTTTGATACTCCCTAGAGCTGGGGTCCAACTGAGTTCTCTCCGTATTCCTGTGCTCGCCGCATAGGGCGCTTTCCATCTGTGTTTGTTTCATTGTTTTCTATTCTCTGTTTAATTTATATTTCAATGTATTCCGAAGGAGCCAATTGACTCCAAATTATCTTTCGCCGTTGGCGAACCAAGATCGCTCCACGGGCGCGTCTTGGATCTAGCCCGCTGCTGCGCAGAGTTTTAATGGTCATTTCAAAAAGGAATTCTTTGCTAAAGTAAAGCCGCGAGGCTTTCGTCCCTCGGGCGCTAAGAGCCGCGTCGCGTTAGCGAGGCGGAACCGCTACTACTGCCGTTCTATTCTTTCAGGATTCAACGGGATTCAGCATCAACAACGGGGGCAACAACCAGCCTTAGACTCCGAAAAACTTGGAATCTGCTTCTAACCTTCATCAAACCAAAAGAGCCCACCTCCATCTAGCTGTCCCCTTCGTCCTTGAAATAATCTCCGCGACGGGTAATGAATCCACCTCCCTCCTTCATCTCTACATTCGGGCTTGGTTCCGCGCATGTGCCGCGAACTGCGTCTATTCTCTATATACCCGGAAGCGTGACGTTTTTCTGAAAAAACTTCAGAAAAGTTCGCGCCGCCCGTCACAGACGGTTTTCACAGCCGCTCCAGCTTGGCTTTCCCGAGTTCCGAGCCGTCAAACTTCCAGCCCTTCCCCACGTTCACGATCGGGCGGAGCCGCCCGTCGAGCACCATGGCCCGCACCGTCCAATAAGACAGGCCCCACATCATCGCCGCCTCTTCCGTGGTATAAAGCCGCATTACAGGCGCGGCCGCTCCTTCTGTATTCTCTATTTTTTGTTTTCTCATATGGCGGAGCCACCAAGCCGTTGGGCCTGATGGTCCGTGTGATTACCAAGCGAACACCACATCCTTGGATGTGAAGTCCAATTCTTCCCCTTCGTCGAATCCGAACTCGTTCTCTGAGTTCAGATCTTCGAGGAAGATCCCTCTGTAATCCTTCGTGTTGCCGTCCCTCGATTTAACATTCGTTACCTTTAAGACGACCACTCGACTTTCACTGTCACCAATTAGAAAGACTGCGACTTGGTCCTCCTCTTGAATGTTCAATTTTTGCTTGTCCGTCGCCGTTTCTTTGATTTGAAACGCCTTTTTTCCTTCTGTTTTCATTATTCGCTTTGTTTTTATGCTTTCGGTTTCCGGCACCTCAACCATTGAAGCGCGTCTGTTTCCATTGTTCCCTGTTTAGAGGAACGATTTCCAATTGTCAATCCATTTTGTTAGTTGTTTAAGGTTTCCGCCTCCTGTGCCTTACGGTTCTAAGCGATATTTCTGCACGAGGAAATTTGGCCACCAGAAATCCTAAATAGATTTTCCGCGCTCCCCCGCTTTGCGCCGTTTCATACTCTAGTTCTTTCAATTACTTGATGAGAAATTGACGGCAGCCCCTGCGTTGCGGTGAGGGTGTTGGTTCCCCGGAAGCCTCATAAGCTAGCCTCACGCTCGTTCGATTCGGGCCGCCGCAACATGACGGAAAAGCAGAAGCGTGCCTGGATAATCGCCGCCCTCAGACGGGCGAGCATGCGCTGGCCCTCCAAGACGGAAGCCAAGAAAGCCGCCCGAGTCGGCCCCAACCAGTATCGGTGCGCCTTCTGCGGTAATATATTTCCAAGTAAAAAGATACAAATGGATCATGCGGCCCCGGTCGGCCGGTTCATCAACTTTGATACTTTTTGCGACCGCCTTTTTTGCGACGCCGCGAACTATCAGGCTCTTTGTCACGAGTGCCACCTAGCTAAAACGGCGAGCGAGCGGGCCGCGTAAACTTATTTCAGTTATTTTCGCCGAACCGTTCACAATTATTTTTTGTCGTGTAATAGAGATTATGAATACCAAACGTAATCAGAATAAATTAACGACGGGCGTCCCTCACAACGCGCAACTGAAGGAAATCGTTTTCAGTCACCTTTACGGTGAAACCGAGCAATACAGGCTGCGATTCTTCGTTTTTGATCAGAGATTGAAACAGGGCGAAAGTTATGCGACCAACAGCACCTTTACCCTCTCCCAGATTGCCCAGCTATTGGGCGGCAAATCGGTTGACTCAAAGGTGCAATCCAAATGGCAGGTGGAGCTTGGCGTGAACGCACGCCGCCCCGACCTACTCACGATCACCAGCTTTAAGGCTAAGGACTTCGCCTTCACACCAGAATTCATCGCGTTTCAAGAAAGCTGGCAGGGTTGCAAAAATGGTGAACCCGATACCGAGACAAAAGCCGCTTACAGAGTAAATCGTGAAGTAAATGAAAAGAAATACGCGGCAACCGTCGCGGCTCGGAAGAATCTGGAAGAAGGTTTAAAGGGAAAGCTGCCGCCTGATTCCTATGAATTCTTCTTTGGTTGCCCTTACAAGGAGCTAATCGCTCATATCGAGAGCACCTTTCAAGCGGGATGGACTTGGAGCAACCGAGGCAAGGTTTGGACGCTAGACCACATCAAGTCATTGAGGGATTTTGACTTGTTGGATCCCAGCGAGGAATTGGTGGCGAACCATTTCACAAACCTCCGAGCCTGTGACCGAGTCGAAAACATTAGAAAACACGCAAATAGTGCCGATCTGGCTTTGGCGAACTGAGTATTATAAAGGTATGCACGACTCACCCTACAACGTCCTAATCGACTTCCGCGAGCCGGTCGATTACCTCGAACCCGAGACGACCAGCAACGAAACCCGCGAGGCGGGGCTGGCGTTCATCCGCATCATAAGCCTAGCGGTGGCTTTCATTTTGGAATCAAAGGACAAGACCGCCGCCGCGTATGGCGTGGCGTTCGCCCTTGGGCTATCGAGTATCACCGACCGTTCCATGCGGGAGATCGGCCGCGAGCTGAACCTGTCTAGCGGCACGCTCAGCGTTTATGCCAAGAACTTCCGCCGCGTCGCTGGCTTGCCTCCTTCCCTGCTCCAGATGGACTTGGACAAGGCCGACAAGTGCCGCGAGAACCGCAACAACCAGCTTCATGGATAAGGAACAACGAATCGCCGCCCTCTCCAAGACTATCAGGAGGCACAACGCTGCACTAAGAGAGAGAACCAAGAACCTCCGCGCCTCGCTCGAAAAGCTGAAGGTGGAGATCGGGCAACAACTGTTATTTTTTGAATTGCTCAAAGATGAGACGCGAAGCGAGCTCATCGGCACGTTAGCCAAGATCCTGAAGATCACCCCAACGGAAGCCAACGAAATCTGGCGTGTGTATAAGTTCCTCATGAACCGGAACAAGGTGGACAAGCTGTTTCTGGAAAACGCGGGCGTGATAGATCGCGCCAACCGCAAGACACCCCATCGGAACAACGCGGGCAAGAAATCCGCACTGATGACCGTCGGCACCTTATGCAGCGACGTTCGCGCCCTAGCGGAAAAGAAGAACCTTTCCCAACAGGAGAAAGAAATCATCAAGTCGATGCTCCAACAGTTGAAGGAGGAGCTGTGATCGCGGACGCTAACTCTAGGGTAGCCGCCTTACAATTCCGCTGTGTTCAGCACTATGAACAGTTTTTATCTTCACTCGGCAAACGTCTTCCTGCAATGCGGTAAAATAGTCCCAATCGTTATTTCTGGAAATGTATCCAATCATCCATCCAGTATGGGACGACAGTTCCGACTTAACATGTTGGATGCCTTGAAAAACGCCTGTTGCGTCGAACTGCGCTCCAAATTCGCCCGAATTCAGCAAAACGATCGCTTCAGAGAATTTTTGAACTCCGGGCAGCTCGAACTTCGCCCTGGCCCTTTCGATGATCAATCGCGCCCTCTCGGTGTTTCGGTCGGCAACTGGCTCCCACGGTGCATATCCGGGGATAAACATCATGTCTTCCGCTTCTTCAGCATTACCCGGATTTATCGTAAATGGCACTTGGGTGCGCGCGCGGTTGTTCCCTATCCTGTTATAGAGCGCATCCGACTGCGGAAGATGGCTAGGATCACCAGTGGTAAGCTCTATCGCCAATTCCGCTCCTTCAAAATGAGCGATCACGTCAGGAGGATCATCAGGATTACTGAGGTGAGAGACGCTGACAAGCTCTCCATATTTTTCTCTGAACCGGTCTTGCCACAGAAGAAGGTAATCAAACGCCATCAATAGCTCTTGGCGACCTTTGGGTGAGGTGATTTCCGCCCTCGCAAGTTGGATTAGCTCATCCAAAGGAGTGGAAAAGTTAACAGGAAAACGAATCTGCATTATTAAAAAAGTCTGAATGACCCTAAACAGTCGTCAATATTAATACGGGACCCCGCCGGACAAGAAATCTATTCTAACATCCTTAGCATCAGAAAGTTGGCGATTTCGACATGTCGGTGTGTGACCTATTTTTAAAACAGGCCACGCCCGCAACCCTTAGAACCACAAGCTTTTGACAGTCCGCACTCATATAAAACCCGGCAGTTTTTGTCGATTTTTGCATGATAGGACAGAGGAAGAAAAAGAAGTTTGAGGATGACGCAGCTAACGCGGAGAACGCCCGAAACCGCCGGGACATCGCAATCGCTGACATCAAGGAACAACAGGCCGAGATCGAGCGGCTGAAAAAGGAGAAGCTTCAAGGAAGCCTCGTTAGCATCGCCGAAGTGGAGGAATCATTTTTGGAGATCGGGGCGAAGACCAAGAGCCAACTGGCGCGATTCATCTCTACCCTGCCGCCGAAGCTGGAAGGGCTAACGGCAGCGGCAATGATCGAAATCATCCGGGGCGCGGTCGATGAAGTCCTTTTGTCGTTAGCTGAAAGCTTCACCCTATCGGAGCCGGCCGCCGAACCCGAGGAAGCTGGTTTCCTCCTGGAGGAAACACCCCTTGAATAAGGCCAGACTCTTCACGGCCTTCTGCGTCGGGATCTGTCCCGCGCCCAAGCTGGACATCGTGGAATGGGCGGCGGCGAACGTTCGGCTTGCTCGTTCCAGCAGATCGGAAACGGCGGACCTTCGGCAAACGCCTTGGTTGATCCAGCCGTTGGAAACCATTCTCGGACACGAAGCCTCAGAAATCGTAATCAACGCCCCGGTAGGTTCCGGCAAGAGCACCCTTTTTGAAATCATCGGGACTTACATCGTGGCTGCCAAACCCGGCCCGACCCTGTTCAGTGCTCAGACCGATACGGACGCCGCCGAGTGGATGGCTACGGGGCTTTTGCCTGCCCTGAAAGGTTGCGCCCTCATTGATCCCCTTTGGCCGAAGGACCGCCACGCCGTCCGCAAGGACATGATCCAGTTCCCCCACATGCCCGTTTGGGTGGGAGGCGCGAACCTCAGTAATTTCCAGAGCAAGAGCTGCGACACGGTTTTAATAGATGAAGCCTGGCTACTCAAAAAGAGCCTGTTGGAAGAGGCCCGCCGCCGTTGCCACGACCGCTTTCAAAGCAAGGTGGTTCTCGTGTCCCAGAGCGGGACCGTGGGGGACGATTTCGATTTGGCCTATCGGCAGTGCTTCGTCCATCGGTTCTCCTACCTTTGCTGGGGGTGCAAGGAGTTCCATCCATACGTTTTTGAAAACCTGAAATGGACCAGCGACCGCACCGCCGACGGCGGCGTGATCTGGGAAAGCCTCGCGGTCCATTACGAATGCCCGTGCGGCCATGCCTACAGGGACACGGTGAACGACCGGCGGGCAATGGCGGAAAGCGGTTCCTACGTCGCCGCCGATAGCGAAAACCCGTTGAGCGGCCACATAGCTTTCCACTACAACGCCCTTTGTATCTGGTGGGTGAGCTGGCAGAAGCTCGTGATTCAGTTCCTCAAAGCGAACGAGGCCCGCAAAAAAGGCGACTTCGATCCCCTCCGCCAGTTCTTCCAAAAGCGGCTGGCCATCAGTTGGGACGAAATGCTGACGGTGAAAGACGCGGTGGTGAATCTTTCCGATTACACCTTGGCGGAAGCGAAGCCGTGGGAAGTCACGATCCTAGCGGCGGACGTTCAGCTTGATTACCTCTATTACGTCGTGCGGACTTTCGCCAAGAGCGGCGAATCCCGCCTATTGGAATACGGCAAGGTGATCAATTTCTCGGATTTAAAAGCGATCCAAGAAAAATGGGGCATCAAGTCCAAAGCGGTCTTCATCGACAGTGCCTATCGAACGCAGGAAGTGAAGGAACACTTGGCCCGTTACGGTTGGCTAGGTCTCAATGGCCGCAGCGACCAGAATTTTTTGATCACGAACAAGAGGACCGGCAAAAAGTATCGCCGGATCTTTGGTGCGCCCGTCGTTCATTCGAGCGCCATCGGAAACGCCGTCATCACCTATTACTCGTCCAACAGCGCTAAGGACATCCTCTTCATTTTGAAAAGCGGAAACGGTGCGCGGTGGGAAGTTCCCTCGGATATCAGCGAGGATTACAAGAACCAGCTCAACAGCGAAATCAAAACGCTTGTGGACGGCAAACCCTTTTACAAACAGGTGAAAACCAAAAACCACATCCTCGACTGCGAAACCGAGGCGCTCATTGGAGCTATGATGCACGGGTGTTACCCCGTGGTGTCGCCATCCGAGTGATCAAAGGCCTGATGCAGTCCTATCGAAAGCCCCGTGACACCACAAAAACTTCGACCAAATCCTCCGGTATACCTTCATTCACTACCGCCGGGGCCTTAATACCAACAGTTTCAAGTGCCTGTTGGACTGCACCAGCATGCGCGGGAGGTTCTGTGGAACTGCGCATGGCAATAATCTCTTCAGTTGGCAACGGTCCGAAAGCAACCATGGGACTCACATCCTCCACTTGAAACGCATTCTTTCGAAACAGAACAACAAGTTGCGTCGCGAACGCAATAGATTCAGGATCTCCCGCCTGCACGTTAAACCGAATCTTTCCCCTCGGTGCGCCAACTAATAGCATGGAAGCGGCATTGGCTTGGTTCTCAGTCACCCTTCTCGCCGATTGCTGGGTTCTCAGGTGCTCCTGCTCCAGCCGCAACCCCGCAGCCTCCTTCTCAAGTTGAGCCGTATGCTCGTTAGCTTTCGCAGCTTCTTTCTCCGCATTGGCAGCCCGCTCTTTCGCAGCCTGAGTTTCCGAGTCCCTTTTTGAATTCGCTTCGGCATTAGCCGTATCGTTGAGGGTACCCTTCCGTTCCGAGAAAACGAAGGTCGTGACCGTGAGAAGGACCGCAAAGAGGCCCGAAAGCCATGCGGCATATGTGACTGCGGGAAGAGAGTTCCAAAAACTCATTCGTGGATCATGGCAGCCAACGCTAAGTGGGTCGATTCCAAGTTTTGACATTCTTTCCAGCAATGAATGGACACATCACTTGCAAAGAGTCTTTACCGTTGGGCATACGCGAAGCCTGAGAACCGCGAGCAAATCGAGGCATGGCTTGAAACTGCCGTGGCCGCGATGGCCGCAGGCAAAGGAAAAGAAGTGGCGGCGACCTCCGCCAACGGCGTGAGCGTGGCCTTTCAATCAAACTCCATGAGCGTTGCCTCGTGGTTCTCCACCCTATCGGCGGCGCTCGCCTATCTGGACACGCGCCCGGTCTCAAAAATCGCGGGGGTGGTTCGTTGATGGAGAAGTTCCTTGATTCCACTGTTCGGCGAACGAACCGCCGATGGACGCCCAACGTTGCCAAGGATTTCGATGAACTCATCTCCAACGCCGACTTGGCGACCGTCATTTCCGGCAGCCGCAAGCTTTACGCCAACCACGGCACCGTCAAAGGCACGATCCAGCAGAAGGCAACCTATTCAGTCGGCAACGCGTTTTTGCCGTATTTCCTAGGAGCCAACAAGGCATGGAAGGCCGAAGCCACCGACTGGCTTTCCAAGTTCTATCGAGCCGCCGACGTGAAGGGCTTCGACCTTCAGACCGTGCTTTACCTCATATCGGTCGCCATCGACCGCGACGGGGACGCGTTCATTCTTTTAACAGATTCAAAAACGGGCTACCCGCAAATCCAGTGCATTCCCGCCCATCAGGTCGGGCAACGCACCAACGAGAAGAGGGTCACCGTTGGAAAATACGCCGGACTCAAAATCCGCAAAGGAGTGATCCAAGCGAAGAGCGGCCGGCCCGTAGCTTACAGGGTATTGGGAGAAACTGAATCGGAAGACCAAGACGTTTCCGCCGCCGATCTCATCCATGTTTTTGATCCCGAGTATTTCGAACAATCTCGCGGCCTCGGACTCTTCAGCCACGCCATCAACCAATTCCGGGACATGGCGGATTCCACCGAGAAGGAAATGATGGCCCAACTTCTGTTGGCCACTATCGCCTTTGTGGAATCCAACCCGATGGGCGGACCAGACGACACGAATCCAACGGTTGAATACTCCTGCGATGGAACACCCACCTGCGAGACCTACGAAGACGGCACGATAAAGTTTTTCCGAAGCGGCGACGGCAGCAAGTTGGAAGCGGTCAACAACAGCCGCCCCTCCGTCGAGTATCAGGCATTCCACGAGAGGCTGGAAAAGATCGCCCTTAATGGCACCGGCTGGCCGCTGGCCCTGCTGAACGCCGCCCAAGGTAACGGCACCGCCGACCGCATCGCCCTCAGACAAGGGCAACGCGCCGTTGAAGATCGGCAGGCGCTTCTGATGCCCGTGCTCCTGCGAATCGTCAACTACGCCATCAGCAAGGCCATCAAACTGGAACTGCTTTCCTTTGATAAGGATTTCTATCGCTGGACCTTCAGCACTCCGCCGTTTCTCAGCATCGACTTCGGCAAGGATTCTTCCGCCATCCGCGAGGAATACAAACTCGGGTTGCGGAACCTCACCGACATTCTAGCGGAACAAGGCAAGAACCTAGAGGATCACCTTTACCAACGCGCCCAAGAAGAGGCGCTGGCAACGATCATCCGTCAGGAAGTGGAGGCCCAATACAGGGTTCCCATCGATCCGCTGAAAATGCGCCTAACGAGCACCAGCGAATACCAGCCGACCAACTCCCCCACCCCATGACCCTTTTTGAAATCAGCCACGAGGCATTTGCCGCTTATCACGCCAACAGAACCAAGGCAAAAGAAGGTTTCGACCTTAGTGAATTTGTGAACCAACGACAGCCCGCCCGCGTCGAAAACGGCATCGGGCACGTTTCCGTTTACGGCACCCTTTTGCGGGACGCCGCCCCCATCGACAAAAAGCTGGGAAACACCGATTACGCCGACGTTGCGGCCGACCTTCGATCCGTTATCGATCAAGGCGCGAAAGCCGTCGTCCTACACGTGGACAGCGGCGGCGGCACCGTAGCGGGCGCGATTGAAGCGGCCGAAGCCGTCGAGAATCTCGCGGTTCCCGTCGTTGCCTATCTGGAAGGCTTGGCCTGTTCCGCCGCATACAAGGTGGCCTCTGGCGCTACATACATCGTTTCCACCAAAAGCGCCGAAGTCGGAAACATCGGCGCAATCATGGTTTGGGCCGACACGTCGGCTTTTCTCGCGGGGATGGGCGTTAGCCTGGACAGCTTCACCAACGACGGCGCGACTCTCAAAAGCACCGGCCATTTGGCGAGCCTCACGGAAGACCAAAAAGCATTTTTGCAAGAGAGCATCAACCAAGCGGGCGAGACCTTCCAAAATCACGTCCTCGCGAACCGTCCCGGCATCTCCCCCGAATGTTTCAAGGCTGGCTGGTATAGCGGAAGCCGCGCCGTCGAGCTGGGACTCGTTGACGAAATCGGCACCGAACAGGCCGCGATCCAACGGGCAACCGAACTAGCGGACACATTTTTGACACTGCCCCCCAATTTATAATTATGAATTTATTTAAAAGCAAAATCAATGAATCGGAGCAGGCGCTTGTCGTTCTCCAAGGTGAGTTCGAATCGCTGAACACGCAGTTTGCCACCGTTCAAGAAGAGCTGGCAACCGCGACACAGCTTGCCGGAACGCTCAAAGCCGAATTCGAAAGAGTTGATAGCGAGAACAAGGCGCTCAAGGAAACGATAGAGACACTCAACGCCAGCCTCGCGGAAGCCTCGCGGGATGCGCTGAAGATCGACGAACAGGTTTCGCTGAAAGCCGTCGAGCTATTGGCCGAGACCGGCCACGAACAGGTTGAGATTTTGGAAACGGAAACCGAGGAAATTGACATCGTTTCCACATTCAAAGGACTGAAGGGAAAAGAACTTCTCAGCTTTTATAACACTCACAAACAAGAGATCGCCGCAGCTCTAAAGAACGGCAGATAATCCAAAACCACGCATAGAAATTTAACCCCCATAGATGGCAAACTCTTTAGACTCTACCCTTGTAAACAAAATCCTCGCTCAAAAAGCGATCACCAAGTTACAGCACAAGCTCGCATACCTAGCTGCATTCACCACAGACTTCAGCGACGAAGTCCGCGACCAACGCTCCCGCGTAATCAATGTTCCCGTTTTCACGGCAACCAGCGCGGTTCAAACGAACCCAACCAACTTTGAAACCGGCGACACCACGGCCGTTAACGCGCCCGTCACGCTGGATCACGTTTCGAAGTCGTTCTACATCACATCCGCCGACTTCGGCTCAGGCACCCGCCTTGAAAGCCTCGCGGACATCAACATTGCCGTCGTTGCCAACAAGATTGAAGCCATTGTCTTCACCCTGTTGACCGAAGCGACATTCGGCACGGCTCCAGTAACGGGCATCACAGCGGGAGCATTGAGCGTTGCCAACTTGAAGACCCTTTGGGGCGCTCTTCCCGGCGACTACAAGGCGTGCGTCTTGGCCGATAGTGAATTCAAAAACATTTTGCCCGCCGACCTCAATTCCTTTGATCCAACCAAGACCCCATCGGGCTACGGTTTCGATTTCCTAGGACACACCGGGAACGGTTTCGCTTCCGCTGGAACCAAGATTGTCGGCTTCGCGGGCAATCGTGGCGCTCTGGCCTTTGCCTCCGCTATTCCGGCTTATACCCCGCAGGTCTCGAACCTGTTGGAATCCGAAGTCTTCGAAGTTCCCGGCCTTGGGCTGTCCATCCAAAGCAATCTTTGGGCATCCGCTGGAACCCGCAACACATGGGGTTCCTTTGATGTTCTCTTCGGTGCTGCCGCTGGCGACGCGACCGCCCTGAAGCTCGTCAAAACAGTCTAATCACTTTAATTCGTTAGGCCCCGTGGAAATCATTCCACGGGGCTTTTTGTTTTTGACGGGGGCGCGTCCCTTGATGAGTTGCGACACAGATTACTTGCCCGCCCGTTGGAACCTGCCCTCTGCGGTGGCGGGCGACACCTTTCCCGGCACGGGCGCAATCACCATCCTCGTTAATGGCGAAGCCCCGCCATCCGCGCTGGAAAGCGTGGCGATAACCTTTTCGGGCACGGCACCGCTAGTTCTCTCCTCTGCTAACGGCGGCCTCGTCATCGATGACGCCGCCGCATGGACTTTTCACATCCCCGAATCCGAAATCCCACTCTCCCCCGGAGTCCACACCTACGAGCTGCATACGACCTCGGCCGCTGGCCAGCTAAGGACCTACCTACAAGGAAGCTGGAAGCTCATTTGACCCATGCCAGACACAGTAACCATCTCAATCACCGAACCCGCCGCTTCTCCTGTTTCCATTTTGATAGATGAGAAGCCACGCGGCTTGACGGGCGAATCGGGACAGGACGGCACCACGCCGCAGATTCAGGACGGCGGCACGGGCTTGGAAGTTTCCGCGGACGAGGGAACGACTTGGAATCCGTTGGTTTCCTATCAATCGATTCTGGATGCAACCGATTTCCCCGAGCGGCTCGACCAAAAGGGCAGCCTCTCAGATGATAACCAGTGGTTTGGCTTCAACACCTTCAACGACCTCGATATTGAGGGGAGCGTCACGATAAATTCCGGTGCGTCCGTTGGCGGGACCTTTACCACCAACGGCAACACAGTGCTAGGAGGAACTGCGGGTGACACCATCACACTGAACGCCCGCTTCGCCTCGTCTCTCCTTCCCTCCTCCACGAACACAAGGGACGTGGGAAGCTCGGCGCTACGCTTCAAGGACCTTTGGCTATCTGGCAACGCAACCGCCGCAGGGTCGCTTTCCGCTGGGTCGATATCCGTCACAGGCAACACCGTCCTCGGAAACCCAGCGAACTTTACCGACGGACTAACGGTCAGAAGCAGCTTGGGCGACTTCCTCATGTATGCCGGACGGTTGGAATCGACCCGAAACCCGTTTTACATCAACTATAACAGAAACAATTTTGACCTCGGGAACGGGTATCTCACCATCACCTCCGCCGGAGCTACCACCATCGGCGGCCCGTTGACCGTCACAGGCCAAACCCAACTGGCGGCAGGACAAGCGGCAACCGACGCGCAAAGCGCAATGAGTCGCGGATTGGCAGATTCCCGCTATGGCCAGACTGTCGCCCTTCATGACACGACCGGCACATCCTCCGCTTCATCCAGTTCTTGGACCAACTCGACACGGCAAGTCACGCTACCCGCTGGAACATGGGCGTATCAAGGGATGATTGGCGCCTACACCGCCTCTTCCACGGCAGGAGTAACCATCCAATTCACCGCCCTGGCAGGGACCGGAGTGATGAGAACAACCAACTATCGAGGAACCTCTTTCTTTGGCCTAACGATCCTTCAGGCCAGCTACCTCCGAGCGGACTCAAACATCCATCTCGCGGCAGCCCACTCAAACGACCCATCCGGCGACAAATACGCCATCTCCAGCATCAACGGCACCATCGTTACAACCACCCAACAGACTTTCGGACTCCAAATAACCCAGCGTTCGACGACGGACGCCAGCAATCCGGCAATCCTCATGAGCGGCAGCTACGTTATATTCCGCAAAATCGCATGATGGACTTATCTCCTTTCATTCTCGCGGGGTTTGCCCTCCTACCCAAAGTGGACGCCACTATCGGCGCTTCCACTGTTGAAGCCGTCTTCAATCAATCGACCCATCGGGACAACAAAACTTTTGGCGGATTTGAACCCGACAACGAAGCCTCCCTATCAATCCAGACTTCTTTGCTTACGAATCCCAAGAGTCTCAAAGGAGGGACGATCACCATAGACGGCGAACCGTGGCGAGTAACTGTTGTTCGATACGGCGCGGCAATTTGCCATTTCACCCTCGTTTCCCCCGACAAGACGTAATGGTTAAAGTGAAGGTGGATGACGCAGAACTAAAGCGGCAGCTCAAAAAATTCACCATTGGACTGGATAAGACCGCCGAAGACTCGATCACGGAAATGGCGAGGATCGGCGCAACCCAGCTTGCCTATCGGGTGGAACCTTACGGCGTGACCAAAAATTCGCAGACCATTCTTGAAGGAGCCGTCTTCAAGGATATCAGCCGGACCTACTGGGACACCGGCCGGACTTACAACGAAATCAAGAAGCTCGATCGAAAGCTGGCGGCAGCGTATGCGGCGGCAATGAACGACGGTGACACGTCCAAGGCCCAATCCATCGCGGAACAGGTCATTTCCGGGTTTTCGGTCGGTGCGACCGATGACGGCACGCACCTAGAACGAGCCAGAAACGCCCGTGGCCGCGTCGCAACGCCCCGCCCGCTCGGAATCACTGGCAAAGCCGAGCTGGACCGCCTGAAAGCCCGCAAAGCTCTCTCGGCTGGAACGGCGAAAGCGGGATGGCTCCAGGCTGGCGCAAGTCTCGGCTCAAAAACCAGAATCGCCAAATGGCTCAAAAAAGCGGCGGCGCTCGGTTCTTCCCAGATCATTCGCAACGGCTGGCTAACCGCTGTGATCCTCGTGAATCATGTTCGCTACGCATCAAGCGTGATCTCGGATGCCAAGATTCAGGCAGCCGTTAGCAACGCCTACAGGAACCACCTTAAGCGGCTCAAGAAACAACTGGAAGCCCTCGGCAGGAGAGTTTGACAAGGCGGCCCGCTATATGTGCGGCAAGAAGCTTGTTTCGAATTTAAAGAACTACCTGACTCCCCTTTCTGATATCACGGTTTACTCCTTTGATCAGAATGCCACCCGTGAACTGCCATGCATCGTCGTGGGCTATGACAGCGAGGAATCAGCGATAAAGGGAAATTTTGGCCATTACACGGTTGCCGGGTGGGTGAGGATCATCTTTCAAGGATACGAGGACGCGGACAACAGCGAAGCCGACGACGCCACCGACGAGGTGATAGAAGCCCTTTGTGATCGGGAATCGCTGGAGACTTCATTGAACGCTCCCACCTCTGGCATCGACACTAGGCCCGCGCCGGATTTCGGAATCCACCGTCTTTTCGTTAGGGGAACAACGCGCGCGGACGAGGACTATTCAACCGTGGTCGCCGTGTCCTTTGATGCCTTCTGCGTGGCCAAGGATATTTGACGCCATAACCCCTATTAGAGATTCACTCAAAAATTTTTAATAGAAAGCAAAGACATTGGCAGCAACAGCAACTTCATTCGGCGACGGCGTATTCGGAATCGGGGCAGATCAGGTTGGAATCATTCTGGAAAGCACTTCCTACGATTACACCTCCGACAACAAGACCGTAAGAAACCGCACCGGCAACACCTCGGGAATCACCTTTTACAACGAAACCGTTAAAATCTCCTTGGACGGCAAGGTTCCGGCCACCTCCCCTTTCAGCGGCACCATCGCCGCCTCCCTAACACTTGGCAACGCCATGACAGCTTATCTTAAGGGCGGCGTGACAGGCGGTCTCACAATCATCGAACAGGTCACGGTCGATAGCAACCAAGAGGATTACAAGGGAATCAAGGTTTCCGCGACCTTCTATCCAAACATCACCTCCTAATTTCTGGGCAAACCCGGAATAATAAGAGGCCTCCCGAGCAATCGGGGGGCTTTCTTTTTTGACGGGTCCCTCTGTTCGAGATGAACAGAGAATCCTTTATATCAATCAACAGCCTTGCCCTCGCAAGCGCCCTGCTCGCCGTCGGCGTCCCCTTCTGCGACACGCCATTCATGAAGTCCCGCACCTTGAAGGGTGAGCAATACACGTTTTTCTTCAAGGAAAGCTCGGCCTGCGGTGCCTACCAGACCTTGGACCTGCTCAAAGCATGGGACGATCCGCTTTTCCACGAACGGAACCCGGAGCACCCGCTTTCCTACATCCGCTGCGCCTACCAGAATAAGGAAGGGCTGCTGGACAAGGTCAATCAGGGACTCGACCTCGTCGTGATCGAGAAAAACGGCAAAATGGCAATCATTTCCAAGAACGCATCCGCCGATCTTCAAAACAAGGTCTTCTCTCAGCTATAAATATGAATATAAATAGAGATAAAAGGATAGTTAACGGATTTCTCGCGGCTGGCTTCGATTTCAAGGGAATTTCCTATCGACCCCTCACGGCCCGCACCCTTCTTTTGTTGGAAAAGGCCGGCAGTCCGTTTTATTTCGGCGGCGATCAATTGCGCGGCCTGTTGGATCTGCTTTTCATCAGCTCTCACGATTCCCGCGAGATTCTCGCCGCGATCAACGGGGAAGCCTTCGATGAAGTCATTTTGGATTACGCCGAAACATTTTCGCCTGATGACCTGAACGAGCTTGGCCAGCTTGTGGACCGCTCCAACGCTGACGCCGCAGCCGCTGTCGTGGAAGTGAAGGAAAAGGCGGGTAGCCCAAAAAAGTAACGGCTTGCGCCGAACCCCATTGGGTGGCGTCGCTGGTCTTCTCCATTTCAAAGGAAACCGGCTGGGATGAAGACAAGATTCTGGACATGCCGTTGGGCCGCGTCTGGTCCTATCGGCACGCGCTCTTGCGATCCTACGAAATGGAAACCCACTTCATCACGGATGACGAGGAGCGGCAGGAACTCCATGAGCTATTCCAACAGCTCTAAATTGACATCGCGGCCCGGTGTATGGCCGACGTAAAAGTAAGATTCACCGCAGACACTACCGGAGTTCAGCAAGGAGCCGCGAAAGTCGTTTCCAGCATCTCAAAGGTGAAAGCGACGGCATCAAGCGTTGCATCGGCAGTCAAATCCATTGCCGCCCCCCTCGCGGCCCTTGGCGGTATCCTGGGAGGCTTGGGCGTTGCCGGGCTGGCCTCTGGACTCAAGGACCTGATGGACTACTCCGGAACGATCTCGGACCTATCGGCCCGCACCGGCATGGCCAAAGGGAATCTGGTCATTTTTGGCAAGGCGTTGGAAGACGCTGGAGTTTCCGCCGACAGCATCACCAAAATCATCGCTGGTCTATCCAACAAGATAGAGGACCCAACAGCGGACGCACTCGAATGGCTGGAGAAATTCGGGATGGACCTGAAGACCCTTCAAAGTCTCAGCCCTGAAGAAAGATTTTTGAGAATCTCAAAAGCCATTGGCGGCCTATCCACCCAACAGGCAAAGCTGAAGGCATCGGCCGACTTTTTCGGAAAGCTGGGACCGTCCCTAATCACGCTCTTCAAGTCTCCTGACGCCCTTTCGGACGCGGCCAAGTATGTCGGATCGCTCGCGGGCAATATGGACGCTTACGCGGACGATCTGGACGCCGTCGGCGACGCCATCGGCGGGCTTCACTACAAGTTCAAACAGTTCTTTGCCGGACTGGCTGGGGCGAACATCAACGTTTTCAAGGATCTTGGCGAGGCCATCACCAACTTGGACCTTGGCCCGCTAGGCGGGAAGATCGGCAACGTCGTTGATAATCTGGTTCAAGCATTCAAACAGGGAAAACTCTGGGATACCCTTTGGGACGGCTTCTCTGCCACAATCCGCAAGACCGGCGAACTGCTGATTTCTGTTTTTGAATTTGCCGCGCAGCGATTCGGCAGAGCACTGGAAGACTCGCTCCGAGGAACCAAGATCGGGAGGCTGGCAGGTATCGAGGACGACAAAAAGGTTCCGATAACTCTTTCCAACGGGCAAGTCGCCCACGCCGTCTATCGACAGTATTCGACACCAAAGGAAAACTTCTCCGATATCTTCCAACGGAACAGGAACACCCTTGGCGGCGACGATGCCTTGAAGAGATTTTTGGAACCGATGGGGAAGGCGGAGAAAACTTCGGCTGTCCGTGATGCGGCCGCCGACGCGGAATCCATCTTCAAAGAGATTTTTGATTTTAGCGATTCCGTCAGGAGCGCCATGCTTGGCAATAGCGCCGATCTTCTCATGACGCGGAATGTGAAGCGCGTTCCCGTTCCGGGGGAAGTTATTCGTCAGGAACCGCTGAAGCCAGTTCTATCGAGCTTGGCAAGAATCGGGGGCGCGGCCGCATTCACTAGGAATCCGTTGGTTTCGATTCAAAAGCGGACGAACCAACTTTTGGAAACCATCGCGGCGAACACCGCCAAGCGACAGGCCGCAGCCATCCCGCCCGCGTGGGGGTAAATTGACACGGCCTCTCTCGCGAGATGGCCTACACACCGAAATCGACGATATTTGGACTCCCTTCGGGGCAAGTGGAATGGAATGCGGATTTCACCGCGACCCGGGACGACAAAGGAAAGTGGACTGGCTCGGAATCGTTCACCTGTCGCCTTAGCAATGCGACAGCACTCATTCCTTCCAACGGCACGCCCTGCCAGCTACCCGGCTGGTCCTTCATGCTCGTTTCATCGGTTCATGTCGCGAATCTTGAAGGCGATCTTGTCCAGGTAACATGCACCTACGGCGGATTCCAAGAAGATGCGGGTGCCGACGAGGAGAATCCCTCGTCCGCCACTTACGAGCTGGGTATCGTCACCAACGAAGAACCCATCGAGTCCCATTTCCGTTACAAGGACGTTCCCGACGAGGATCTGGCAATCATCCAGAACGTCAAATCGGGAAAGTATGAGGAAATCAGCGACACGCCTTTCAGCTATCAGAACATCGCGAACAAGGACGACACCTCGACATACACCATCGAAAGCGACCGGGGGCAGGAGTTGGTCACATTTTTGACTACTGGCGTGGAGACCTATCTCTACCCCGCGCAAATCTGGCGGACGACATTTACATCGAAGAAACTCCCCACCGCCACCATCCTGAACAAGGTGGGCAAGATCACCACCGCAAAGGGAGCGCCCGCCGTTTCCGATGATAGAAACTGGCTGTTTCTAGGCTGCAACGTAACGGAACAGGACAAGGTTTACACCGTTTCCCATGAATGGCAGCTATCGGGCAAGGGTGGATGGGACGAGGACCTCTACAGCTAATGTTTCCGAATTTCGTAAAAAGCGGGGAACCGCTGCGGGCAGCATGGGCGAACGACGTGGTTAGAACGCTACGCTCCATGAGCAAACGCGCAAAATCCAAGAAAGGATTCACGGTTGCCGCGACCGATTCCGCGCCCTGTCCCTTCGGAGAAATCACAAGGAGCGAGGGAGAAACATACATTCGGGGCGGCCCGCTCCTTTGCGGCGATAAGAATTTCAATGTGGGTGATTATGAACTGGACCTCGAAACCGATGGAACGTGGCTGGTTTCCATCAAGTTGGACTGCGAATGCAACCGCGATGACGACGGAGAAATCATTCTGGGAGGAATCAAAACGTCCGATGACACGCCAGCATGGCACAAGAAGGCATGGACGGACGGAACGAGCTATGACGACAACACCAGCCCCGACGTATCCGATGGCATCGGCTCCATCGTCATCCCGATAGGCAAGCTTGCTGTCGAATCTGGCTCGGCATCGTTCGAACCCGTTGCCTGCGGCTTCATCACCATCGGTCAATGTGACGGAACTTTCAGCCACACAAGGGGATGATCATCCGCACCCTTCAAGAAGCCAACCTCGCGAACTGCTGCTCATGTAGGCCGGCCGCTTGCGACGCCCCGAGGTTTGAAACTGAATCGCTGACAGTCGATGCTTGCGGCTATGAATTGCCGTCCCATCCTAACGTTCCAACGGGTGAGGCGTGCATCATCTATAAAACGCAAACCTATTCCCTCTATCAAACGTTCTTCCAGCAGACCTACTCCTCGGGTTTTCCGGGAGCGACACAAAGCAACGAAAACGACTATACCACAGATATCGGAGTCACCAAGGAATATATCTATTCCGGCCACGTTTGCACCGAGAGGACCGTTTCCACCTCTTTTACCGAAACGCACGATTTCACGGGCTACACGGAACCAGTTAACCATGAGCTGACGGTAAAGACCTCGTCGTCGTCCCTGAGCAGCCCATGCAGTGGGTCCAGAACATTCAACGAGGAAGATCCGGAGCCATACAACGTTTGCCCCGCCGCTGTGGATACTCCCGATGAGGAATGGACCTTTTCCAGCCCCTCAACTTTCAGCCTCATCACCGAGGACCACGACGACACCAAGCCATTTACCTATCAAAACGACACCACCCGATCCGTCGTATACAGCGATCCAATCGATTCGACAGTGCTGCTGGAGGAACTCGACACCATTGCATTTCCAAGCTCTCTGGCAGGCAATGACACGGCCGCCAGTTACAAAAATGTGGATTCCGAAGGCTGCGAACAAATCGCTTCGCTCACAAAAATTCGCTATCGTGTTGGTATTCCAGAAACCGATGGATACGCAGGCTTCGACGCAGCACATGAGGCATGGATAACAGCCCACGGCGATTGGGAATCCGAGAATCCCGAGACGAGGGGACCTGAACCGAGGGAACCGGTTGAGCGATCCGTTTACGAACTCGAATGGGATGAGGTGTTTTTCCCGGCCGAATGGGGCGCGTGGGCACTGGCAAAGAATGCTTTTGATGAGGCGACAGCGGCTCATGAGGCGTGGGAAGCAGAAGACCCGGAAACGCGGGGAGACGAACCGATAATTCCCGACGATCCCGGAACAGAACCGACTGTCGGACCATCTCTCGTTTCGTCCGAATCGTGGGAATACGACGGCGACGAGTTTTCAGGCTGGTTCAATCTAGCGGCACCGGAAGCACCGGGGGAAGTGCGGGTCGTAAACATGATGGTTGTCTGCTGGCATTCCAACAGACTCGGCATGAAACCGACCTCAACCGGCGAGATTTGCGAACTGGAGGAAGAGTAATGGAGGAGCGGAAGCGATGGAAAAGGCCGCGCAAAAGAAAAGGACTGGGTGATCGCGTGGAAGCGTTCGCGCAGCCCATCGCAAAGGTGATTGATGCCCTGTTGGGGACCGATATCCGGAATTGCCAAGCCTGCAAACGCCGCCGCGACGACCTGAACAGGTTTTGACATGGGCCGTTTGGAATGAAGATCTACGTAGATTCCGACACCAACCAAATCATCACGGACGCGGCCTTCAAGGCTCCTGTGAACGGCGTATCGTTCAAGCGCGGTGATGCCTCGAAGGTGGAAGTCATTTTTGTTACGGGCAACACCGCAGAAGACGCCAGCGAGGACCGCAGCATTACTTTCGGGATCAAGGCGGCGGGCAAGTTTGATGGTGACTTTTTGGTTTCCGCTTCAGATTTCACGATTTCGGAAACCTCCTATGTTCTGGCCCCGTCGTTCAATACCGTTGAACTGAACGACCTCTTGAATAGCGGCGATGACGACGACACCAACGACGTTGCCTCCGTCGCTGCCATGTTGGAAATCACTTGGAGCGATGACGAGGGCGATACGTGGTTAAGCACGAACACGATCACGGCCACGATTTTCAACGACGTAGTGAAAGGTGTTGAAGGAACTCCGCTGGAATCCCCCACCCCGCTGGATTGGCTGGAAACTTACAGGCCCCAACCGATTCAACTTTTCTCGCCGCCGACAAATGGCGGTCCCGGTTTTAGCATGCAGTGGTCGCTTGGAGGAACTCCCGTAACGGTTGAGGCCACAAAGGACATGAGCGATGTGGACGGCAAACCGGCTTACACCGTGACGACAAATAACGGCTTTGTGCGATGGTCCACCTCAAGTTCCCGCTGGGATTACTATGACTGGATCAACGACCAGAGCATGGCCAGCGATACCGATTCGACCTATCCAAAAGGACCGTGGTATTCGCCCGGCGAAGATCCGTCGTTATCACTAGCCGGCCCCGATTGGGGCGGCACATCGGGCCAAGCTGGTCAATTTGCCTTCGTTAATCACACGGGCGTCTACGTTTGCACCCTCGACGCACCCCAAAAATGGGTTGCCCTGAACTGATGCAAGAGAATCTCCTTGGCAAATTGATCGTGGGCGCGGGTTCTCCATTTTTGGGAATTGTGGTCTCGCTTTCGGTGATCAACGAATACCTCCAGACGGTTTCCCTTCTGGTGGGGATCGCCGTTGGCGTGGGGACGTTCGTTTCAATGGTCCGCAAGTGGAGACGTTGAAGTTTCCCGACAGGTTGTTTTTGATAGATGGCGGCATCTCTCGCGGCTCCCGCGTCTTTATATTGGAAAGTAAATTCCGATATATCTCAAGCAAAGGAACAATAACTGTTCCTAGCGGATTCCCCACGGACGGCGCAAGTTGCCCGCGCATTATTTGGCCGCTGTTTTCTCCCCTTGATTCCTATTTTGGGTCTGCCGTTGTTCACGATTTTTTGTATTCGCCGCTGAATGACCGCTTCACGCGGGCTGAGAGCGACAGGCTATTTCTGGAAGCGATGACCGCTAGCGGCGTGGACTGGTTCACGCGGTCGGCGGTGTATGGAGCCGTGAGATTGTTCGGCTGGCGGTTCTTTCGAGTAACGAAATGATCGGTTTCCTTGCCATGCTCGGCTGGCTGGTCCTGTGGCCCCTAATTTGCCTCTGCTGATTTTGACATCCCCGCCAGGGGATGACAGATAAGAGATTAGCAGTTGGAACCACTTTCAGTGGCATTGGAGCGCCGGAACAGGCTTTGAAGAATTTGGGAATCCCCCACGATGTGAAATGGGCATGCGACATTTGCCCGAAGGCACGCAAGACCTACTTGGCCAACCATTCATGCGAGACCATGTATGAAGACATCACGAGTTTGGATCCAACGGACCTCGCGCCAGTGGATCTCTACGTCTTCGGTTTCCCCTGTCAGGACGTTTCGATGATGGGCAAGCGAAACTTATCAGGAGGAAGGACCGCCCTCGTCAACTACTCGCTCGACATTATCGACCACCTGAAGCCGTCGTATATCCTTTTTGAGAACGTGAAGGGGCTTTTGAGCAAGAAGTTCAAACCGTTTCTGGACGGGGTGCTTGCTCGCCTCGGCGAGGACTACAATCTGGATTTGAAGGTCTTCAATTCGAAGTTCTTCGGCGTGCCGCAGAACCGCGAGAGGGTGTATTGCCTCGGAACGCGCAAGGACCTTCCGCAAGTCATGCTTCCCGTTCAAGGGACAGCCACGCTTCATCTCTCCACCGTGCTCGAAACCTCCCCTGGAGCGTTCTACACCCTCTCCGATGAGTCTTGGCGCAAGGCTCAAGCCCACAAGGCACGGATGAAGGCGCGGGGAAACGGCTTTGGCTACAAGCTCTTGATCGACTGCTGCACCACCCTTTTGACTAGCAGTTGCTACGAACTGATTCCGCAGGTCGGAAAGAATCCAAGGAAGCTCACAGAAAGGGAATGCGCCCGCCTGCATGGCTTCCCTGAGTCCTTCGTCATTCCAGTAAGCTACAACCAAGCGAGAAAGCAGTTCGGGAACACGATAACGGTTCCCGTGTTGGAGGCGATTTTCGGTGCGCACCGAATTTGACGCCCGCCGTCTGCCATGGATGCGGCACTTATAAGGCAGATTCAAAAAGCTGTTGGATTACAAATCTTCAGAATCTTCCAACGATTTAGAGGCATTCACTTTTTCTATGTGACCTTCGAGGCGCTCCGCGAACTCTTCGCACTTCGCTGCCAAATCCAGAATGATCTGCTCCGATAGTTCAATCTTTCCACCATCCTTAGTGTGACCAGCGCGATGCGCGCAATCATGACGAAGCAAGAATGCGCGAGCCATCCACCGGCAATCTCCGAACTTGAACTCCAGCACACTTCCATACATCTTAACTACTTTTGGAAGCGCATGAAAAATCACTTCATTAATATATTTTGAAACAATATCTTCCAGATCATCTCTTGTTTTAAATATATCAGAAAGGGAAAACTTTTGATCCTTGAAGTTAGGATTAGTCTCCACGAATTTCTTCATGCGTTCACTGCTCCGTGTGACTTCGTGCTGAAAACATCGATAAAGGAGATGCTCAAAAGACGAAGCGGTATGCATATACAGCATTACAAACAGGGAAAACTGCTCGGATATTGAAACATTTATTCGGACGAGACGCCGTATGTTCATGATAGCATTTCGGAAATCCAAAAAATGAGAATCTGACTTCCTTTCCCAAAGTGACTCTTCATCGTAATAGTCGTAATAATCATCCTCATCCACCTCATGATGATCCAAGTAAAGGGTCTGATGTTTCGCACCAATTCTTTCTAGGACATCGGAATTTGAGTCTTCCGTAAAGTTCACGTAATAACCATAGATAAATCCATCTTTATTTTGATCTGGAACGACTTCCCAATCAACGTCGTCAAGCCCATTCGGACTGATACCGAGCTTCTCTGCGATTCGCAACCGAGTTCGCTCCTCTGCTCGCTCGGAAGCGAGTTCCGCCCAATGTTCTTTCATTCTACCCATTTTCTAAATTGCGTTTTATGTCGAGATGCGGTTTCCGGGTTTCCATTTCACTAATTCTTCAATTGTTCTTTACCCATACTACTTTGATGGCGTTAATTCTCGCGCTCCTCTTCCATCCTTGGATTGTGAGACTTATACTTTTTTCCGGTTGGTGACCGCGGCAGTGTCGAGAATACCCAACAGGAAATCGATGAAACAGCAGATTTTCAATGCCTGCTCTCGGCTAATCGACGAGCCCAACTGGTGATGGGTTGGATTCCTGAAACCTACCATAATCCCGCGAAGAATATGCGTGATTCCTTCCTGTTCGTCAGCATGCGGTGATACGGCGAGTCTAGCTGTGGATGGATCACCGCCAAGCGCTTCTGAAACCAACTTCACGCCGACAGTGTTGCGATCACTACCGGATTTTCGGCGCAATCTGTCCTCAAGCACTTGGGTGGCCTGATTGATCACTCGGTCAAAATTCCCTCGTGCCGAAAGAATATCGGAACATCGGTCCCGTAGCTCAGAATCTTCAATTGCGTTGTAAAGCGTGCCAACCTCAATCACCTCATTCGTTAGCGACATCCCGAGCTCAAGGTAACCGATTAGCTCATTGACTTTTTCCAGCACATGGAAGCTTTTAACCAGAGTGTCGCCCCCTGCGGACTTGTAAGCGTGGCTAGGTGAAACCGTGAAGTCGCCAAGATCTTCTCCCGTGAGGTCTTTCAGCTTTTCGACGATTCTGTTAAAATTACGAAGGATGTCCGAACTACTGTGTGTCTGCCCTGAAAGAGTAGTACGCAAGCCTTTCAGACGACCGAGGCAGCCTTGAAGTTCGTTTGTAGTCATTTATTTTGCCAGTGATGGCGGCAATGCTGTTGGGTTAGTTTAGGTGAATTCGACCGAATTCATGAGAGGAAAATGGCACGTATCGTTACATTTTAGTTAATGTCGTGAAGCCAATTGAGGTGATTACAGACCCCCGATGCATCAGGAAACAGCGACAGAGCATTGACGCCCATGTGGTTGAGATCGTCCAAAATACAATCCCTATCGTTAGGTGAAATCTCGTATCGTGAGATTTCTTCCTTAAGCACTTTGTTTCGCTCAAGTGCGACGAAGGCACCCGAAGACTTTGAATATGCATGCAAAGTGAACCAACCGCCCTGAGCGACTATCCTTGGATTATTCAGATTTGGCTTAAATATCGATGTCCTGCTTGTAGAGAACGGATCTTGAATATCTTTCGACGTGGGAGGACTCTCATCTGTTGGATCAAAAAAGAAGACGTAGCTTGACTTATCCTTTTTGCCGTAGGCGCAGGCGAACCAGACTGCGACTAGTGGGTTGGAAGTCCAATCCAGCAGCCTAGTTGCCATGCCGAAATGCTGCGCCCTTACAAGCAGATCAAGATCAGTCTCATCGTTGTGGGGGAAGGCAGCCCCACCAATTCTGCGCAGCTCTATCAGCATCTTTCGCTCTAAACTGGCGGAATCTTTCTTTGGATTCTTTCGGGCAATTTTTGGCAGTAGAGGATCAGAGCTGGACTGGCCCCGGAACAGGACAATCTCGCTCTTAGATTCTGGACCGGTTGAGTCAAGAAACGTAAACAGGTCCGACATCTTGTATGTTTTCATTTTCTTGAGCTAACGTTCAAGAGCTGGCAGCGCGCCTAGTGGCGGATGCCTGTTTGCTAATCTTCTTCTTGACGAAAACCGATTCGTCTAGGTTCCGCTGCAAGCTTCGGCATAGCAACGAGAAGAACGTTAAGTTGGGAAATATTTTGAACCAACTGCACGCGATTGCCATTCTCTAATATGCCGTTAAACGTAATTATGTCAGGCCCCCAGTATCCAACGTCCAGAATGTGAAAAGCCGTCCCAGCCCCAAAATTCACCAGACGGCCACCAACCTCATGCTCACCATCCAAGCCGTCTTCAAAGTCCTTAATATATGACAGCAAGCGATCATGAGTGTGCTTCGCTGGGACATAAGGCGTTGGCACGTGAATGCGTGGAAGCTCCATGTGGATATTGGCCGCTGTGGCGAACGCTGTTTTCTGCGAGTTGATTACTCCATTCTTTAAGTCATCAATATTCATATTTGTTGTCTAGCGAACTGTGAATAAGAGCACCCTCGCCAAGGGTGGTGTGGATGCCCTAAAATCAACTTGGGTAAATTCGAATGAAAATGGAAGCCCCGTTTTTCGAACGTCAATGTTTGTGCCGAACAGGGTCTATCAGTCCGCACGAATGCGGGGAAGGAATTTTTGCGAATGCGGGGGAATCGGGGGACACCTACTCGATGCGAACCCAAACATCCGACCACCCCGATTGCGCCCAATCGCTCGGCAGGGTCATCTTTTCAAACTGGTGAACTGCCCGATCCTTTCGGAACGTCCGCGGATTAAACGGATCGCGGTCATACTCTCCCGGTTCCAGCGGTTGGAACTTCTGAATTCCCCTGGCGGTGTACCAACGGAACAAAAAGCAGGCTTCAACCCCGCCTCCGATGGGACAGTTGCACAGACCGTATGAAGACTCGGCGGCGTTCATGAGTTCAAATGAACACTTTCCGCGACCGGCGTCAAGGACGCAGGAGTTCTGAGTAATTATTTGCGAAACAGCTTCACTCGGCAGTTCCAGCTCCCGTAATTTACCACCTCGCCCAAAAAATCGGGCACCAGCGTATGAAAACCACCACGTTCAGTTTCAGCGGAACCTTGCTACCAACCAATAATTTTGCCCGTTCGGTCGCACCGCTCCAGTTCTCCAGTCGGAACATTATTTTGATTGGAGCAGCACCAATGCCCGCAATTGGGCCGGAAAGAAGGGCGGTTTGTTCTCTGGGAATGTTACGCACTCGCATATCGTGGTGTCTTTTCATTATTAAGAGTTGGTTGGTTCTCAGCCCCAACATCCCCTACGCCGTTCCTGCCGCCCTGCTCCTTGAAATAACGGAAAGAATCATAAATGCTTGGGTTCCTAAGAAGCGGAGATGATCACAAAAATCTTCAAGACCGTCTGCTTTCCGATCTATGTTGCGGTACTGGTGATTCCTATTTTCGGCGCTGCTGAGACACCGCAGGCAATCGCTACAGAGATTCTCGCCCCTTTGCTCAATCCGGCCAAGGTGGACACCCTCAAAGGCGACCGGCCAATCAACGCCCGCATGTATCGGGTTCTCGGCTGGCTTGAAACGGCCCGCCAAGCTGGGGACCAGTTTTGGACACTCTGAACAACGCCCAAGCCGCCGCAGGTTACGGAGGCACCAAGCGGGCCGCCGCCGACAAGGCCGCGATTGCGTTTTCCCACTCCAAGCTGGTTGCCTTTGAATGCTTCACTCCACAAGGACTGGCTAAGTTGAAAAAGGGAGGATCGCCGGTCATTCTCCAAGGGAAATTCAAGGGGAACGAAATCGCCTTGGATCACGTCTTGCCCGTTTCGCTCGTGCCCGAACTTGCCGCCCGGTTTTACAACCTCGAAGCGATGCCAGCGGCGGCGAATCTCTCCAAGGGCAACCGGATCGGACGAAGAGAGCTGGACCTTGCCCGGAGCTGGCAGGGCGCGGGGCTGCTGTCTGCGAAGGGACTGGCGGCGGTGGAGGCAGCGTGGGGAAAATAA